TCATGTAGTGCGCTAGACACCTAAGCTCCACGCCACTAAGATCAGCCCCAACAAGAAGTCTATTATCTCCCACATTCCAAAGTTCCCTACAGTCGTGATCTGACGGTATCTGAGCCATGTTAGGGCTATTGTGTGTACAGCGGTTTGTTACAGCTCCTATGCTGTTAATACGACCGTGTACCCTACCGTCTTCTCTAGTTGCTTTTAACCAGCTTTTAACCAGTCCGTGACGCTTCTGTAAGAAGAAGTAACGTGCTAGTAGCTGAGCCTCTGGTAAGTCTATACTGTTTAGTACAGCGTCATCAATGATGATCGTGCCTTTCTCAGTATGCTTGGTAAAGTCTACGCCTAGTCCTTGTAGGCGCTCTGCAATCTGCTTACGGCTTCCCGGATTGAATACAGTAACTTTGTCTTTAAGGCGCTTGCCCGTTTTGAGACTAATGCGCTCTTCAACAATCGGAGGGAACGTAGTCTGTAGCTCAGCTTCAATAGACTCCATTTCACTGACAACCGACATTTCCATCTGAAGAGCTTTCTCTTTGTCAATGTTAAAGCCTGTACGCTCCATTCTGCTAAGTATGATTGCAACTTCATGTTCTAACTCCAGTGGTTGTTTGCCGTCTATTTTCCACTCTTTGAAGCACTTTGTCAAGTGTTCGTGTAGTTTTTGTAGAACACGTACATCTCGCTCACAGTACTCAGCCATCTCTTCAGTCCAACCAGCATCAAAGTCTGTTACGTCAAACTCCATTTTCTCAAAGCCAAGGCGTTTGCCCCATGCTTTAAGACTGTGACCGCCTTCAATGATTGGGTTGTGTAACCTGCTCATAATAAGAGTATCAATTGCTTGGCTCTTACGGACAGGAACTCCCCAGACTTGGCGAAGTATCGGATAGTCAAAGCCTATGCCGTTATGTGCTACAACTTGGTCAGCCACTTCAATCATTGTTTTAAGGCGTTTGATTGACCCGTTGTCTTCTAGTCTGAAGTGATGTGCATCGTCTTCATTAGCCCATTTAGCAACAACTAACCAGATAGTGTTGTGTTTTAGGTTTGTTTCTATATCTAAGTACAGTGTTCTCATGGCTTAACCTTGCCTTGCTATATTGTCTTAATAGTATAAACTATTTTACGTGTTTCTTCAAATATTCTAATGCTTTTTCTACAATTTTATGGTCATCTCCTAAAGCTCCTATGCCTGTGTTACAGCTTTGACAAAGCCACCCTCTAAACTTTCCTGTATCGTGGCAGTGGTCAAGTACAAACCTCTTTGGACCTCTATCAATATCCTTCAATGTTGTATTGCATATCTCGCATTTATGTACTGAGCGATCTATAGGGTTAAGAGCCTTCAGTTTAGATATTATAGCGTTTTCACGTTGGTTACAGTCTTTACACTTACGTTTGTATTCAATAGTTCCAGACTTGTATTCTAAGAAGTAAAAATTGTCAAGTGTTTTTACTTCTCCACAGGTATTGCATTTTAATGTATCTGTATATTCTACATTCTCTGCTGTGTCCTCTTCATTAAAAAAGTCAGATTGCATCATAACGCATCATCAGCCTCGTATGGGTTAGACATTGGGTACATATGTGTAGTATCTACATCATAACGTAACCATCCTGCTGCGCCAGTCTCGCCAGTCCTACGGCATTTAACCAAGTGCAGTTTAGTAGCGTTTTTCTTGACAGGGTCTTCAGCCATTTTGTCACGGCTGATGAGTATCGTGTTAAACGCTATCTGGTTAATAGACGATGAGCCTAGCAGATCGTATTCAGATACTGCGTGTGGGTCTTTACCATCTGGTTTTCTCATGTGACTCACTAGAATCACAGCTACCTCAGTCTCTTTAGCAAATTTCAAGATAGCATCCATGAACTGGATTACTTGAGCGTTATCGCTAGAGTCCAATGCAGCCTGTATCGGGTCAATTACAATTAGATCACACTCTTCAGCTTTTGCCAAGTAATTAATCTTAGAGATAATTGACTCAGTGCTTAGAGAGCCTTTGTGGTCAATCAAGATTAAGTTATCTTTAACTGCTATCTCTTCTCGCCAGTGCTTCTCTAAATGGTTCATATCAAGATCACTGCGATCAGCCCTACGTAGGTTGGTGCTAAGGTCAAGTGAGAGAATATCACGTACAACCTCACGCTGAGTACCTTCTAGGAACAATACGCCTGTCTTGAAGTCTGTGTTTTCCATCTGGTGGTAGCAAATGTTGGTAACAATAGTTGACTTACCAATACTTGTTAATGCGCCAACAACTGTCACTTCTCCACGTTCTGTGCCACCGTTCATCATCTCGTTAAGCGTAGACCATGAGTCAGGGAACGGTATCTTGATGTTAGCGTCATCATTAGCAAACGACTCCCACATCTGGCTAAGACGTACAACGCCTGCTGGGCTGTATTGCTCTGCTCGCCACACTGCTACAGAGTAATCAGTCTTTTTACCGTCCTTCAGCATATCGTTAGCGTCTTTGTAGCCGTTAGGCATCTTAACGATCTTAGCTTTACGGTTGAACAGCTCTGCTACCTGCTTTGCAGCATCTTCTCCGGGATCGTCAGCATCAAAGTTAATGTAGATGCTATCAAAGCTGTCCAAGAACTCAAAGTTATCTTTACAGTCCTTTAGAGCTGCTTTAGCGCCATTACGCACACTAACAACAGGGTATTTACCATCCATCATCTGAAAGGCTGACATAGCATCTATCTCGCCCTCAGTAACAATGACTAGTTTACCACCTGCAGAGAAGCGTTCTTGACCAAACAAGCCTTTGTAGGAGCTCCATTCGCCTTTGATAGTGAACTGCTTCTCGCCATTGATGCGAACCTTGGCTGCGTTAGATCCGTAAGGAAATACTAGGTCATTACCTTTGTAACCAACACCAAAACGCTCCATTGTGTTAATATTTAAGCCTCTAGCTGGTAGTGACTTGTAAGTTATGCCCTCAGAGGCTCTGTAAGGCTCTGTAGGACGTTTTTGAGTGCTAGGTGCAACGTAGGTATTAGTCACAATAAACTCCTCTTCAGAGGGCTCTGTAGAGCCTTGTTTAAAATTACCGTCACAACTGAAGCATTTGCCCCAACCGTTGTCATCAATCGCATAAGCGTCTGAACTTCCACATCTAGGATCTGGACACGGTAAACCTGTTTTAATAAATGCCATTTCTCTGCTCTTCCTCGTAATCCTTCAAAGCAAGTTCTTCAACTTCTTCCTGAAGCTCTCGCTCTAACTCGTCTGGCAACCAGTTAATTTCAACTTCATTACCCATACTATCATAACGGAAGATGCCGCAAACGTCAAACTCAATCTCATTGTATCCATAGTAATCATCTGGATTGTCTGCGTTAGAGTTTGGCTTTACCACCAAGAAATGTGTTATCTCAACGTCAACCTCATAATCAAAGCCTGTAGAGTCATCATGTAGTTCAATTGTATATTCTGTTCCAAGCATCTAATTAGTCTCTATATAGTTTATGTATTAAGAGTTTAAATATAGTTCTAAAGAGCTCTAAAGAGTCTATATAGATCTATATAGTTAAGGGTATCACAGTTTAACAATGTTTTCAATACCCAATTTCATCGTCATATGGTTCAGTTGAATTATTCTCATATACTATGTCAGACTCCTCTAGTAAGTCCAAACGATCTACTGTATCAAACTCGTATTCAGAGGCTTTGAAACAGTGGTTACAGAGGTCTAAGAAGCGACCTGCAGAGTCTTTGCGGGTTGATTCATAGTCGTTAAGTTCAATGTTACAAGCTACACAGCGCATTAGATCTTCTCCCTTGTTAAGCCATTAACTGGCTCCATTATAAAGCGATTGTATTGGTGTTTGAGTATGTTACGGTAGCTTTCTGGGTTTGTCAAGCCTACAACATAACATTTCTTCTCACCGTCTTCAGTCCAAAACCATATTCTGTATTGATTCTGCATTATCTACTCCGTGTCTCTAATCTGAATCCTTCAAGACTATACCATCCTTTGCCTATGTTTGCAAGTTGGTATATGTAATTACCCTCAACCATAAGCGTAGTAGGCTTTTTAGGTGTCGGAAGTGGCTTACCTTGCAGAAGCTCTTTAGCCTCTGCAGTTGTAAACGTCTCTAACTGTTCTCCGTAGTGTCTCATAGCTCGTCTAGAGCCTCCCAAGGGTCTTCATAGGCTTCTAATGAGCTGAGGAGTTCTTCAGCGCCATCAGTGTCTATGCTACATTCAATTGTTAGATAATGATAGATGTCCATGTATGTATCTAGTCCCATGTTATATCTCCGTTAGCCATTCTAAGATCTGTTCACGATTATCAACTAACTGCTGGTACTCTGTCAAGTCTTCTTTATTTACAGTGTCAGCCCATAGGTTGAACATATCAAAGTATGCGTCCATGTTACATTGGTGTAGAACTTTAGAGGGCATGAAAGCATACTGTCCTACTGTAACTGGTGGATACTTCTCATCTAACCAGACCTCAAACGCTGAGTACGTTAGATGGTCTTTAGTACAGAAGTTAGCTATGTTTCTCTCTAAGCCTTGTAACTGATCTTTTAAGGATTGTTTTAGTGAAGCCATAGTCTGTTACCTCTTGTAGTTAATTACTTAGCGTTGAAGGCAAAGCCAAACAACTTACGTCCTTTGCTACGCTGTAGCGCTACTGTTAGCTTATGTACGTGTAGTTGTACAAAGCTGTCACCTCGCTCAATACCATAGCGTGTCTTAGCTTTACGTAGGCGATAGAAGCCCTGCTTGGCAAGCACTGTGAATCGTGTAGTACCTTTAGATGTAGGTTTAATGTTTAGTAGTTTCATTATGAGTTTCCTCTGTGTTGTTTAGTGTTTGTGTATCTTAACAGTTAATTTCTATGTGTCAATAGTTATTTATCAAATATAGGTAGAATGGTACAACAATTACCAGTGCCCAAACAATGCCTACGAATACGTCACCAAGTATGCTTTTAATGTTCATTGTGTTACTCCTTATCTCTAGTTGATGGACTCATTGTAACACCTCGTTTAAGTATGTCAACAACTATTTACTAATTATTTTATAGATGCTGCGTAGCTGTGTTGGCTCGTTAGTCTATATAGATACGTGTTGGTGTAGGTCTGTGTAGTCTGTAGAGGTCTGTGTAGTCTGTAGAGGTCTGTGAAGCACCTGCGCAGACTCTCACACTCTAGCTCTGCAGACCTACATCATCCCTATCCAGATGTCAACATAGCTCCATAGACCAATATAATCTATACAATCCTGTTGACTGTGTAGCTGTGTTGTGCTAGGCAGGCTGTGAAGGTCTGTGTAGTCTATGCTGGGTGGGGTCACCTGAGGGGGGGGGGAGGGCTGTGCTGTGCTGGATTAGATGTAGTAGCCGCACAGATACAAAAAAGAGTCAAATTTGAAAGCAACACAGACTCTACAGCCCTCTACAGCCCTATAAAGACCTATAAAAACTACATAAAATACATTAAAAAAGACTATAAAGACTGCATAGCCTATAAAGACCCTCTATTGGCTATAATAACCAAGTAAATCAGTAGGTTATATAGGCTGTGTAGGCTAAGAAGACTGTGTAGGAATCCGTGCAGACCCTAACTAGTAAAAGAACATATAGAATATATTAAAAAAGGCTTGACTTTTACTCTAAAATGTGCTATACTATTACTATATAGAGTTACAAACAAAGGAACTATGAACTTGTCGCATCTAGCGATGCTGCTAGCGTCATTAACTCCTTAAACAATGTACACTATATTACACTGTGTACAATATTTATTCCCCCTTAGAGGATAAGAATATGGATTCTAAAGATACAAACGATATAGCTACTGACGTAGACTATATAGAGCAAGAATCTCAACCTTTGAAAAAAAGAGGTAGAGGTAGACCTCGTAAAAGCGAAATTGAAGCTCGTAAGAAACCCGGCAAGGTCGGAAGACCTGCAGGTGACGCTGCTGCAATAAGAGAATATAAAGCTAGACTCTTAGCTTCCCCAAAGAGTCGTAAGGTGTTGGATAGTATTCTCAATGCGGCTCTTGATGATGAACATAAGAATCAGGCAGCAGCTTGGAAACTCCTAGTAGACCGCTTAATGCCAATCTCTTACTTTGAAAAAGATAAAGAAGGTGGCGGTCGTGCAGCAGTTAATATCACTATTAGCGGTGTTGGTGGAGAGACTATTGAAATTGGCGGTGCTGAACAAGAAGCAATTGACGGGGAATACTACGAGAATGAATGAAGACACTATTGAGCTAATATCAGAAGACATTGAGCGACATGAGGGCTGTGTAGCTAAGATCTACTTAGACTCTGAAGGGCTAGAGACATTTGGCATTGGTCACTTGGTTACTAAAAAAGACCCTGAATACGGTAAGCCTGTTGGAACACCTGTTAGCCAGCGTAGGGTTGCTCAAGCCTTCTCTGAAGATCTAGGTACAGCCATTAATGAATGTATTAAGATATTTCCAGAGATTGATGACTACCCAGAACCTGTACAGCGTGTACTAGTCAATATGACCTTCAATCTAGGTAGGCCTCGTTTGTCTAAGTTCAAGAACATGATAGCTGCTGTTAAAGACCATGATTGGGACGTAGCGGCTGATGAAATGATAGACAGTCGTTGGTATCGCCAAGTCAAGAGCCGTGGCAAAGAGCTTGTAGAGATGATGAGGTCAGCTCATGGCTGATCTTAAAGTAGAACTACTACCTTGGCAACAAGAGGTCTTCAATGACAAGACACGCTTTAAGATAGTCGCTGCAGGTCGCCGTACTGGTAAGTCTCGTCTAGCGGCATGGATGCTTATTATCTATGCTCTACAGGCTCAGAAGGGTCATGTGTTCTACGTAGCCCCTACACAGGGACAGGCTAGGGACATTATGTGGTCAACATTGCTTGACCTAGCTCACCCAGTTATCAAGTCTAGTCACATTAACAACCTTCAGATAACACTTATTAACGGTGCTACAATATCTTTGAAGGGTGCTGACCGACCTGAGACAATGCGTGGTGTGTCTCTAAAGTTCCTAGTAATGGACGAATATGCGGATATGAAGCCATCTGTATGGGAAACTATCCTACGTCCTGCACTTGCCGACCAGAAGGGCGATGCAATGTTCATTGGTACTCCAATGGGACGTAATCACTTCTATGACCTATATCAATATGGAGCACTAGGTGATGACGAGACGTACAAGGCGTGGCACTTTACTTCTTATGACAACCCCTTACTTGACCCATCAGAGATTGATGTCGCCAAGAAATCTATGTCCTCGTATGCTTTCCGTCAGGAGTTCATGGCTAGCTTTGAGGCGCTCGGTAGTGAGATATTCAAAGAAGAATGGATAAAGGTTGATGAAGATGAGCCAGACATTGGTGACTACTACATCGCAGTTGACCTTGCAGGCTTTGAAGACGTAAACAGCATCTCTCAAGGCAAGAGCAACAGACTAGACAGTACCGCCATCTCAGTTGTTAAGGTCAATGAGCATGGCTGGTGGATAGCAGACGTTATACACGGACGTTGGGATCTTAATAAGACAGCAGATAAAATATTCCAAGCTGTAGCTAAATATGATCCTGTAGCAGTCGGTATAGAACGTGGTATTGCTAAGCAGGCTGTGATGTCACCTCTAATGGATCTTCAGAAGCGTAAGCAGAAGTTCTTTAGAGTTGAAGAACTGACTCACGGTAACAAAAAGAAAACAGATCGTATTGTTTGGGCGTTACAAGGCCGTTTTGAGAATGGTTATGTATCACTCAACAAAGGTGAATGGAACGCTCCTTTCTTAGACCAATTGTTCCAGTTCCCTAACCCGCTAGTGCATGATGACCTTATAGACTCACTAGCCTATATAGATCAGCTCGCTAAAGTCCCATATCACTATGAAGACTACGAGTTTGATGACTTTGAAATGTTAGACCCACTAGCAGGATATTAAATAATGGAAGACAACAAGTACATATCTGAGTCTCTTGAAGGCTGGGTAATGAACAAGTGTGACGCATGGCGTGAACACTATGAAAGTAACTACCAGTCTAAGCATGAAGAATACTACCGTCTATGGCGTGGTATTTGGGCGCAAGAAGACTCAATGCGTAACTCTGAACGCTCTCGCATCATCAGTCCTGCACTCCAGCAGGCTGTAGAGAGCTCAGTAGCTGAAGTAGAAGAAGCCACCTTTGGACGTGGTAAGATCTTTGATATTCGTGATGACTATGCAGAAGCATCATCACAGAACTCTAATAGCGCTGACGTAGTGTTCCTACGTAACAAGCTAACAGAGGATATGAAGTTCACCAAAACCCGTAAGCAAGTAGCAGAGTGTATCCTTAACGCTGCTGTGTATGGTACGGGGGTAGGCGAGCTTGTGCTTGAGGAAGTTAAAGATGTTAAGCCAGCCACTCAACCTATTATGGATGGCGAGCTAGAGGCTATCGGCACAGAAACTCGTGAGCGTTTTGTTGTTAAACTGCGTCCTGTAATGCCACAGAACTTCTTGATTGACCCTGTAGCGACCTCTATTGAGGAAGCACTAGGTGTAGCAGTAGATGAATACGTACCGCTTCACCAAGTACAGATGGACATTGAGAAGGGTTACTACAAAGACGTAGCTATTGAGACAGCTGCTGTAGATTACGATCTAGAGCCTGATTCAAGCATCTCAGCCTACCAAGACGATAAAGTACGTCTTACTAAGTACTACGGTTTAGTGCCAGCAGATCTCCTTGAAGATGCTCAGTACACTGATGAAGAGGAGCTAGCACAGCTTTCTGAAGAGTCAGACGATGACGAACCTACACAGCTCTATGTAGAAGCTATTGTAGTTATTGCTAACGGTGGTCAGCTACTCAAAGCAGAAGCTAACCCATACATGATGCAAGACCGTCCAGTTATTGCGTTCCCTTGGGATGTTGTTCCAAGCCGCTTCTGGGGTCGTGGTGTTTGTGAGAAAGGCTACAACAGCCAGAAAGCACTTGATACTGAACTACGTGCTCGTATTGATGCTCTAGCGCTTACTATCCATCCTATGATGGCCATTGATGCTTCTCGTTTACCTCGTGGTATGAAGCCTGAGATTCGTCCGGGTAAGATGCTACTTACTAACGGTAACCCAGCAGAGATTCTACAGCCATTCAAGTTTGGTGGTCTAGATCAGACATCATTTGCACAGGCACAAGCCCTACAGCAGATGGTACAGCAGTCTACAGGCGCTATTGATGCAGCAGGTATTCCGGGCTCTATCAACGGTGACAGCACTGCAGCGGGCATCAGCATGGGCCTTGGCGCTATTATTAAGCGTCACAAACGCACTCTAATTAACTTCCAAGAACTCTTCCTAATCCCAATGGTAGAGAAGATGGCTTGGCGTTATATGCAGTTTGATCCTGAGACATATCCTGTTAAAGATTACAAGTTCTGCGCTACTTCTTCATTAGGCATCATTGCTCGTGAGTATGAAGTAACTCAGCTTGTACAACTTCTACAGACTATGTCACCAGACAGCCCAATGTACCCAATGTTGATTGAATCTATCATTGATAACATGAACCTGTCTAACCGTGAAGAAATGATTGCTCGTCTACGTGAAGCTAATCAGCCTAATCCACAGGCTCAGCAGGCTCAGCAGATGGCTCAGCAAGTTCAGATGGCTAAAGAGCAGGCAACTGCAGCGGCTCTACAGGCTCAAGCGGCTGAATCGCAAGCTCGTGCTGAGAAGTACAAAGCAGACATTACTCTTGGTCAATATGACTCTGAAACAGCTCGTATTAAGGCTGTATCAACTAATGTTGGTGAAGGTGATGCAGACGACAAAGAATTTGAAAGGCGTTACCGTATTGCCGAGCTTCTTCTCAAAGAGAAGGACTTGGCTTTCAAACGTAAAGGTTCTGAAAAACCACAGCAGCCTACACAAGACGTAGGACAACTGATGCAAGGAATGGACAATGCTAACCAAAACGGAAATGAACAATATCCTCCAGCAGGTCAACGAGGCCTTCAGTAAACTGGAGAAACGTATAGAAAAACTAGAGACGGAGTTGGCTGCAAAGCCTTCTCCAGCTCCTGTTAGAAAAACTACAAAAAGTTCTTGACATTTAGTTTAAAATGTGATATACTGTATAGTATATAGAATATAACACAAGTTATTAACTATGTCAACTAGTCAAAGCGCCAATATAGGGAAAACGCATGACACAAGAAGAAGAGAAGTACTACGAGAACTTCTTTGACCTCTTTGCCACTGAAGGTTGGAAACAGTTTGTTGAAGACCTCCAGAT